GACCAAATTCAGGAGAAAATTAAATGGGATTTAAATCAGGACCATCAACTTCAGCCGGAGAGGGATACAAAGTCACAAAATCTACCACCAATGGTACTTTAAATTTAGGTGTAAATCAGACTAATGGCGGCGCATATGATAATACGACCGGTGCTATGGGAGATGTTCGTGCAGGCCAAGTAGTTGCCACCATTAACTCAACCAATATGGCCAACGATGGCGGCGGCACGTCCACCGCATACTTTAGCGTTGCTGCTACGGGAATTCTTGCAACTGATGTAATTGTTACCACCTGTACCACCAGCGACGTAAGAGTTACAGTAAGCGGAGTTGCCGCTGGTTCATTCGATGTAATTGCTAGAAACGAAACCAACGACACAATCACCACCGGCAACACCCTTACCATCAACTGGGTAGCGTTGTAAAATTTAAATAAAAGTCTTGACAATTAAACAGTACTGTGTTATTCTAAGACTGTAAAATAATTGGAGACTTGATTTGTCTAAAAAAATATCTTTTGCCGGATTACACGCACATAGTGGTTTAAGCCTTAACGACGGCCTAGGTTACCCGCAGGACCATATGACCTTTGCCTATGAGAACGGCGGAGATGCCCTTGCATTGACCGATCATGGGCACATGAATGGTTTACCCCATCAAGTGCTACATGCGAGGAAAATGATGGCTGACGGCAAGAATTTTAAGCCAATTTTTGGCGTAGAAGCATATTTCTTACCTTCCCTCGAAATGTGGCGAGAGGAGTACGAAAAGGCAAAAAATGAGAAAAAAATAAAAAAAAATGACATCTCTCTAAGTATCGAAGATGAAAAAGCTTCTAAGCAAAAAATGAAGGATATCCTCAAGAAAAGGAACCATTTGATCTTGTTAGCAATGAACCAAACGGGGTTGAACAACATATTTAAGCTCATATCGGAGAGCTACAAAAATGAAAACTTTTATCGGTACCCTCGTCTTGATTATGATCTTCTTGAGAGTTGCAATAGTGGAGTACTTGCTACCAGCGCTTGTCTTGGCGGCGTGTATGCTGGTGATTATTGGGATCATAGGGATAGCGGCGATGCTACTGTTCTAGACGCTATGCGCCGCACTACCGAGCGCATGCAGACCATTTTTGGAGACCGCTGGTATGGAGAGTTGCAGTGGAACAACATTCCGGAACAGCACGAACTCAACCAACATATAATTCAAGTTTGCAAAGAATACGACGTAAAACTTATTTCGACAGCCGATAGCCATTACCCAAATCCAGATGCTTGGAAGGATCGTGAGTTATACAAAAGAATTGGATGGATGGGTAAGGGAGGACTGCCGGAATGGATGTCTTCTGATCTACCCATAGACGTGGAAGAAATCGGGTATGAACTATATCCGAAGAACGGCGAGCAAATGTGGGAATCATACCACAAGTATTCAGATGATTTGAAGATAGACTATGACGATAACCTCATAAAAGATTCTATTGAAAGGACGGCGTATATTGCCCACGATAGAATTGAAGATTTCATGCCGGACAATGAAGTGCGTCTTCCGAAGTTTATTGTGCCAAAAGGGAAGAGTGACGTTCAGGCGCTGACAGAGTATTGCCTTGCAGGTCTAAAGAAAAAGGAACTCGAGAAGAAGGAAGAATATGTTGACAGACTGAAAGAAGAGCTTTGCGTTATTCGGGATCGTGGATTCGCAAAATATTTCTTAACAATGCATGCCATCGCAGACAAATCAAGTTCAATTCAGCTAACCGGTCCTGGCAGAGGCTCAGCCGCAGGTTCCTTGGTCGCATACGTACTTGGTATTACGCAAATTAATCCTATCAAGTATGGTTTGCTGTTTTCTCGATTTCTGAGAAGGGATGCGGTGGATTACCCAGATATTGACTACGATGTATCCGATCCAATGCAAGTAAAGGAGATGCTGATTGATGAATGGGGAGAAACGACGGTAGTTCCCATTTCAAATTATAACACACTACAACTTCGATCTCTAGTCAAAGACATTGCAAAATTTTATGACGTTCCTTTTATAGAAGTGAACAACGTTACCGGGCGAATGATAGCCGAGGCCACCCCTATTGCTAAGAAAGCACACGGAATAAAGGCTGGTGTATATGTTCCCACGTTTGACGAGGTAATGGAGTATTCTGAAAGCCTCAAATCATTTCTTATCAAGTATCCTCAAATTAAAACACACATCGATGCGTTGCTAGGACAGGTTAGAAGTGTATCTAGACATGCTGGTGGAGTAGTTATAGGCGAGGACCTCGATAAATGGATGCCCTTAATTAATAGCGGAGGAGTAAAACAAACTCCATGGAGCGAGGGTCAAAACGTTAGGCATCTCGAGCCTCTTGGTTTTATCAAATTTGATATTTTAGGGCTAGCTTCTTTGCGAATGATTGAAGATGCGATTCGGCATATTCTCAAGCGTCACCATGGCATAAATAACCCTACGTTCGAAGATGTAAAACAGTTTTACAATGAACGGTTACATCCGGACAAGATTAATCTTAATGACCAACATGTGTACAAGAATGTTTTCCAGAAAGGCAAGTGGGCTGGAGTTTTTCAGTTCACAGAGTCCGGAGCACAGAACTTTTGTGTCAAAGCAAAACCAAAAAGTATCATTGATATCGCGGCGATTACTTCGATTTACCGGCCAGGTCCACTAAGTGCTAACGTTGATCAGCATTACGTTGATGCTAAGAACAACCCTCGAGATATCCACTACGTTAACAAGTTCGTCAAAGATGTGACAAAAGAAACATACGGATTTCTAATTTTTCAGGAGCAGATTGCGCTGCTGGCTCACACATTAGGAGAGAACGTTTCTCTAGATGAAGGCAATGCATTAAGAAAATTGCTGACAAAGAAGGGAACCGGCAGCCATGAGGAAAAGAAAAACAGGATATATCAAAAGTTTGTTAAAGGATGCGAGAACAAAAAATTAACCAGGACTCAAGCAGATAGGCTGTGGCAAACGTTTGAATATTTTTCGGGATATGGATTTAACAAATCTCATGCAGTTAGTTATAGTATTCTTAGCTATCAATGTGCATGGTTGTTTAATTATTATCCTGCAGAGTGGATGGCCGCTTTCCTCGACAAAGAACCGGAGTCGAGAAAAGAACGTGCCGTTAACATTGCCAAGTCCATGGACTTTAAAATTGAACCAGTAAATATTAACACCTCTGGAGAGGTCTGGGAAATTTCACAAGACGGCAAGACTCTCATTCAACCTTTGACAGCCATTAAAGGATTAGGCGACAAGGCTATTGAACAAATATTAACACACAGACCTTTTAAAACAATTGATGAACTATTATTTCACGAAGGGATAGTTTATAGTAAGTTTAACAAGAAGGCGCTAGATGTTATGTGCAGGGCAGGTGCCTTGGACAAACTTGCTGATGAAAGATTTTCCGGGATGAAACATTTTTGGTCGGCAGCCATTGTGGATCGGCCTAAGAATTCAAAAAAGTTTTTGGAGAACATAGAAGAATATAAGAACGAAAAAGAATTTTCAGTTGAGGAGAAGATTGTCCATCTGTCGGAGCTTACGGGATTGTTCCCTATGCATCTGGTCCTTAAGGAGGAAGTGAGACAGAAGTTGGAAGAGTTGTGCATCCCGCCCATCTCGGATTACGATCCAGATTTAGAACTGGTGTGGTTTATACCAAGAAAAATTACAAAAAGAAAGACAAAGAACGGAAAAGACTACTGGATTGTGGAGGTTGTTGACTCGAACAATATAGTGACTCAAATAAAATATTGGGCACCGAGAGATGGTGACAAGGTTTATGTGAACCGGCCATATATGGGAAGACTTGATTATGATGAAAATTGGGGATTCTCTACTCGCTCAATTCGTCACAGTTTTAGGATAATAGGATAGTTTTAGCACAAAGGAGTTATGATGAAACTTAAATTTTATAAAATCAGATCAGAGGCAAAGATGCCTGTCAGAGCGCACTTAACTGATGCGGGCATGGACTTGTTTTATTGCCCGGGCGCCCGAGAGAAATCTTGTTATTGGGAGCCAGAAGACGAATATAGAATCCCGCCAGGCGAGTCTTGTCTCGTTCCAACAGGGATACGAGTGGAGGTGCCAGTAGGGCATATGCTAGAAATTAAGAATAAATCTGGTATCGCACACAAACAAAAGCTGATCGTTGGTGCATGCATCGTCGATCCTGGCTACACCGGTGAAGTTTACGTCAATCTTCACAACATTGGTGGTACCACTCGAGTCGTACTACCGGGACAAAAAATTGCGCAAGCAGTTTTGATATCAGTTGTTGCATGTCAGATAGAGGAGACTTTTGACGATCCTTCTACAATGAAAACGGATCGTGCAGACGGTGGGTTTGGCAGTACGGGGTTACTTTAATGAATAAAAAAGCACAGAAAGCGATGTTCTCATCAAAGTCAGCAGAATGGGAAACGCCCCAAAAGTTATACGACATGCTAGATTCAATATTTCATTTCACTTTGGATCCCTGCGCAACTGCTGAAAATTCAAAATGCAAAAAGTATTTTACGAAAGATGACGATGGTTTGAAAAAAAGTTGGGAAGGGCACACTGTTTTTATGAACCCGCCATACGGCCGCGAAGTCAAAAAATGGATTAAAAAAGCGTATGAAGAATCAAGAAATTCGAACACGACTGTTGTATGCTTACTGCCAGCGAGGACAGACACGAAATACTGGCATGATTATTGTATGAGATCCCATACAATTTATTTTGTGAAAGGAAGATTGAAGTTCGGAGAAGCAACCAACTCGGCTCCGTTTCCTTCTGCGGTAGTGGTATTCAGACGTAATTCCTGGTTTCAGCTTGGAAAATCAAAACCAAAGGTGTATACATTATGTCAAAAATAGAAAGGAAAATCCGCCGGAACGCTGCAAAACAGAAGAAGAAATCACTTGAAAAAGATATGGTTCAAAAAGCTGCGTTATTTGGTCAGATACCAGAGAGCTGTCTTGTTTGCGATAAAGAATTTGACAAAAACAATAAAGATATGGTACAATCTTGGTACGTAATTGTGCGGGAAGAGCAAAAAAAAGTTAATCTATATTGTCCCGGGTGTTGGGAGCGAGCTAATGAATTTATTTCTAATTTACAAGAAGGGGGTCTAGATGAGAGAAAGTCTTAGTTTTGATGACGTTTTATTGAAACCAAAATATTCTGATATTAAAAGCAGAAACGAAGTTGATATTGGGAATCATTTAAGTGAAACAGCATATTTAGAGTTGCCAATTATATCAAGTCCAATGGACACGGTCACTGAGGATGAAATGGCGTGGACCATGTACGATAAAGGTGGGCTAGGAATAATTCACAGATATAACACAATCGAGGAACAAGTCGCTCTCGTTAAAAAGAGAAGAGGGTTCGCCGCTGCAGCAATTGGTGTGACTGGAGATTATGAAGATCGCGCCCGCGCCCTATTTGACTCCGGCATTAACTACCTATGTTTGGATGTAGCCCATGGCCACCATGTTCTGGTTAAAAGTGCTCTTAGAACATTGAGAGACCTTTTTGGAGACAAAGTTCACTTGATGGCCGGAAACGTCGCGACTCTAGAGGCTTTTAACGATTTAGCAGATTGGGGAGCGAATAGTATAAGAGTCGGCGTCGGCGGCGGATCGATCTGCAGCACGCGGTCGAACACAGGTCACGGAGTTCCAACGTTTCAATCAGTAGACGATTGTTCATATTCGGATAGGGATGCTAAACTGATCGCCGACGGCGGGATTAGAAACAGCGGCGATATCGTAAAAGCTTTGGCAGCAGGTGCAGACTTTGTCATGCTTGGGTCAATGCTGGCCGGCACTGATGAATCACCAGGAGAGATATTTACAAGCGGGAATAAAAAATATAAAGTTTATAGAGGAATGGCCTCGAGAATGGCACAAATGGATTGGAGGGGCAAATCCTCTTCACCAGAGGGTATATCAACTACTATTCCTTATAAGGGCCCCGTTGCTGATATACTATGTGATATCAAAGGAAACGTTAGAAGCGGGTTTTCCTACTCCGGAGTTCGTAGTCTGCGAGAGTTGCAGTCAGGCGCGATATTTATTAGGCAAACGCCGGCCGGTCAGCATGAAAGCTCGACACACATATTGAGGAGATAACGCGATGACTTATGGCCAAGAATTAAAAAAGATTGTTTTCGAAGAAACAGATAAGCGGCATGCCGATTTGAAAATAAGACTGCATGCGGATGATCTGAAACAAGGTGAGTTTTTTAGTTTGATGATATCAGGGTATGTTGAAAGAGACGAGAGAATTGTAGACTTCGTTGAAGAGTACAAAGAAAAGAATAATATTCAGAGTAAAGAAAAACGAGCTAAATCTAAAAAACTATATGATCAATCATATGAAAATAAGAATAAGTTTGCTTTGAACGAAGGAGAAGTAGATAGTATATTTGATTTATTAGAAAAGGAGTGTCCAGAATTATGAGTTTAGAAGAGTGTAGTAAGTGCTGTATTAAGAACAAAGTTTCATGCCCAGTTCAAGATTGTGAGAACTGGCTTGATTATGAGGAAGACATGAATTGCATGTTAATTGCTTTGGAAAAGCATGGAGCAATGACGTTGAGAGAAGTTGCCGAGAGACTGGGATTGAGTTTTGTCAGGGTGAAACAAATTCAGGACAAAGCAGTGAGCAAAATAGTGGATAAATGCCCAGATTTAAAGGAGATAATGGAACATTATTGTGGTCGCATTTTGGATTAAACCAAAATTTTAAACACGTGAAAGGAAAGAACACAATAAAATACAAAGACTTGAGACTTTTTAACACTCTTGTGACTATTTATGTATGATGCTCTAGTTACACCAACACATTAGGAGTTTAGTTATGGCAAGAAAGAAAAAGAGTTCTAAGAAAGCGCGCAAGGCCGGCACACTTACCGAAGGAAGGGCTACGGCACCTGAAAAAGGTTTGCTTAATGAAACAACGATTCGTCGTTTTCAAAAATTGGCAAATATGAATGTTTTGTCGGAGTTAGACAAAACCGGTGAAGAATATGTACAAACCGATCCAACGGTATTTACCAAAGGTAAGAAAACAACTGGCGGCAGCGAAGCCGGCCTTAAGAAAACCGGTGAAGAGATGACACAAAAAGAGCCGACGGAAATTACGGGTGGCGCCGCCACTGCCACTCAAAAGACTGACGAGCAGCAGTTAAGGGAACAAGAAGACCTTGGCATGGAAGACGAAGAGCTTGGCTTGGAAGACGAAGAGCTTGGTTTGGAAGATGAAGAACTCGGAATGGAAGACGAAGGCGAAGTCGATGAAGGCACTGTAGAAGATTTGGTTTCTGCAATTGCTGATGCCATCACTGATGCTACTGGAATTCCTGTCAACGTAGAAGGCGGGGAAGAGGGTCTTGAAGGCGAAGAAGGTCTCGAAGACCTCGAAGACCTCGAGGGGCTTGAGGGCGAAGAGGATCTTGAAGGTCTCGAAGGTCTCGAAGGACCACCTCCGGAAGAAGAGACACTGGCTGAAGCTTACAAGGCCCAGCAACTTAGAAATTATCTTATCTCTGAGGTTTCTAATAGAATTCGAGCCCGCGCTTATCGTCAGCAGCAACAGCAAGCGTTGCACGAACAACATGCATACCAACAGCAAGCGTTGCACGAACACCGACGCCAACAAGCGGCTGTTGTTCATGAAGGTAGAAAACAGCAGCTTGCGGAGTCTCTTGCAGATCGTATTTTTACTAGGCTGAAAGGTAAGAAGCAGAAAAAATAAGCCCCAGCAAACAAGAAGGCACAAAGAATGTCTGCGATGTCTCTTAAAGAACTGGAACACTTAAAAAGAAGAGGGGCGATCTTGAAACACATTCAGGATCGGATCCCAAGTTTTAAAATAGTTCAAAAGAAAAACAGCCTGTTGATGAGGTTTCTGTCTCCCTTTCTTTTTTTTAATAGAACGTTCATGACAGATTATATCACAACGATATACCCGAACATTTATGTTCCAACTTGGTGGGGCCGGCGCCACAAGAAGTGGAACAGTGCAGAGTTGGAGATCCTTACTAATGAATATATCCACCTCAGTGACAGGAAGAGACTCGGCTGGGTTTTTAATATTCTTTACTTGTCTCCGCAAATTTTTGCTTTGTTGACCTTTGGAGCGTTTTGGGATTTGCGGTGGTTGTTGTGTTTGTTGTTTTTGTTGCCATGGCCCAGTCCGGGCAGAGCATGGCTTGAATTCAGAGCCCATAGAGTTGGATTGCTGGTCAGATATTGGTCACTGTGTGATTATAAAGATAC